GGTCTGACAAAATATCTGTAGCAGGCGGAACATTTCTTATAACGATGCCAGCGAACACGGCAACAGAAGCACTTATCAGGAGTTCAAATTGATCGTTACAACAACAAAAGGTGACATGGATGACTCTTTGCTGGAAAAGCGAGAAGGCACTGTGGACAACGAAAATGAGTTAACCGCATGGGTAGAATATTGGTTGGAAGGGGAGCTTGTCCACCGTTCTGTACATGTGACTTTGAAGAAAATGCCGTCTATTGGCGGTGAAACAGCCTCAATCGGGTAAAGGAAACATCATGGCAAATACTCAATCAATGTGTACCTCGTTCATGGGCGAGTTGATGACGGCGACTCACAACTTTGGTACTGCACCAATTCGTGCTGTAACCACAGCAGACACGTTTAAAGCGGCTTTGTACTTAACATCAGCCACTATAAATGCTGCAAGCACTGTTTACACAACAAGTGGCGAAGTGTCTGGTACTAATTACACAGCAGGTGGGGTGACGGTAACGAATGCTACGCCTCCTACGGCAACCAACTCTTCAGCAACTGCGGGTGTAGCGTTTTTTACGCCTTCAGCTTCAATCGTCTACACCACAGTTACTTTGTCAACGGCTTTTGACTGTGTTTTGATTTACAACAACTCTCAAAGTAACAAAGCAGTAAGCGCACATACGTTTGGTTCACAGACCATTACGGCTGGCACTTTCACTTTGACAATGCCTTCAAACACCACAACAACCGCTTTGTTGCGTTTGGCTACTACTTAAAGGTAGAACATGTCAGGATGGGGCGAGGGCGCTTGGGGCAGAGGCACTTGGGGCGAGGGAGAAACCGTCCCTTCCAGTGTCGTTGCTTCAGGTGCAGTTGGCAGCGTTATACAAAATGTCTCGGTAACGTTAACGGGCGTTCTTTGCCATCCTGATATTGGCGGGGTAGATGAAACAAATTTACCTGAGATTCAAGAAGTTCATGCAGATGGATACGCAGGAAATGCGTCACCAGACAGGTTAATTGTTCTTTCTGGGGTTGTTGCCGATGGTTCGGTTGGAACAATAACTTACGGTGGTGCAACTGTTCAGTTAGCAGGTAATGAGGTATATGGCTACGCTGGATACGTTGAGGTTCCCTTGTCTTCGCTTGAAGCGAACGGTCAAGTTGGAAATGTGCTGTCCGGTATAGAAATTCAATTAACCGGATCGTCACTGTCTGCAAGTGTTGGAAGTGTCGGGCTGGGAGCAAGGTCGGCAGCGTTGACAGGGGTTTTGGGGACAGGAAGCGCTGGTAATTTGACTTCGGTTTATTGGCGAATCATTGATGACAGTCAGACCGCAAACTGGCAAAATATCAGCAACTCGTAAGCAGCAAATTGGGAAGTAGTAACTTGAGGTAAACCATGACTACAGCATATACATCACTTTTGGGTTTGGCACTGCCCGTAACGGGCGAGTTATCGGGTACATGGGGAGATGTTGCAAATAGCAGCATTACTTCATTACTTGATTCATCAATTGCCGGAACTACGACATTAAGTTCTGATGCCGATGTGACTTTGACAACCACGGCGGGGGAAGCAAACACAGCGCGAGAAGCTATTCTGCTTTGGACGGCAGGTGGAAGCGTTACCAGAAACATCACTGCACCGGCGCAACGTAAGGTGTACATGGTGATAAACGCCACTAGTAGCACTCAGTCCATCGTCTTGCGAGGTGCTGGGCCAACAACCGGCATAACTATTGTGGCTGGAGAGAAGTGCGTAGCAGCTTGGAACGGCTCTGACTTTGTAAAGGTTGCTACGACTGTTGCTGGTGCGGCTGTTTCCACAATTTCTTTTGGCTCTACTGGTCTTACCCCTTCTACAGCAACCAGCGGCGCTGTGACGGTGGCTGGAACGCTTGCTGTTGCCAATGGCGGTACTGGTGTAACGACATCTACAGGAACAGGCGCTGTTGTTCTTGGCACTTCACCAACAATATCTCTGCCTACGATCAACAACATCAACATGGGGTTTACAAGCACTGCAACCGCAGCAGGCTCAACTACCTTAACAGCATCAAGTAATCATTACCAAAGATTTACAGGAACAACGACTCAAACAATTGTTCTTCCTGTTACCAGTACATTGGTGGCTGGTGTTGCGTATTCAATTGAAAATGCTTCAACTGGTAATTTAACTGTTAACTCATCTGGTGGAAATTTAGTTGTAACCGTAATACCGGGAGTTACTGTTCAGTGCATGTGTATTGGCACTACCTTAACAACAGCGGCAGATTGGGATCCAGAATACAACGAATTCGCAGGAATTACTGGTTCTGGTTCGGTTGTTTTGGCAACATCACCAACGCTTGTTACACCTCTCTTGGGTACGCCAACATCGGGCGTGATGACTAACGTTACGGGTCTGCCTTTAGCGACCGGAGTAACCGGCACATTGCCTGTTGCCAATGGCGGAACTGGTCAAACAAGTTACACCGATGGTCAACTGCTTATTGGCAATACATCTGGTAACACTCTTGCAAAAGCAACGCTGACTGCTGGCACAGGAATTACAGTTACCAACGGTGCAGGTGCAATAACTATTGCCGCATCAGGTGGTGGCGGTTTTTCCAATATGGTTGTGCTGACATCAACCAATACTGCTTATTCAATTCCAGCCACAAAAATCAAAGTCACTGTTCTTGGGGGTGGTGGCGGAAGTGGAGGCTCTCGAGATGCTAATGACACGAATGGAAAAAGTGGAGGTGCAGGTGGAGGCGGAGCCGCAATCCAAGTAATATCTGACTTAACAATTGGTAATACGTTGAATATTACTGTTGGTGCTGGTGGAACGGCTGGCGCTACAACACCTACCAGTGGTGGTACTGGTGGTACAAGTAGTGTTGCTTCTGGTACTCAATCCATTACAACTGTTTCTGCCACAGGGGGAGCCGCCTCTGGGGGTGGTGATGGAGGTTTTAGCGCGGGAGGAGCCGGTGGTATTGGCTCAGGGGGGCTTTTAAATATAAGGGGTAGTGCAGGATTTGACCCTAGTATTTATATGCCTGCCACGGGTGGAGGTAGTTTTTTGGGCGGAGATTCAAAAACGTCAACTGCGGGTTCTCAATATGGCGGAGGCGCAGGAGGTTCTAACTCTGGAAACCAGCCAGCTGTAGGTCTTGCGGGTGCGGCTGGTGTTGTGATTGTGGAGTATTAACATGAAAAAAGCATTAATTTGTCCAAATGAACCTGTTAATTTCTTTGACGGAAAAACAGGATACCGTATTGCGCAAACAGAACCATCAGAAAACATTTTTGGTGTAGCTGAACCCTTGTATTGGTTGGATTGTGCTGACGAAGTAATGGCTGATTTTTGGTATTTTGACCCTGCTGATGCAACCATCAAAGAAGTCCCTATACCACCACCGCCAGTGACAATTCGAAACGCTCCAAATGTCATTGCTTGATAATTTGCACTAAAGAGCCATTCAATGATAAAAGTTATTGACAATTTTCTTCCGCCACCTTTTCAAGCAATGTTGGAGAAAATGTTTGCCAATGACTTTCCGTGGATATACAGAGACACAACGTGCAACGTATATGAAAGCACCACATCTAATTATGTATATTTAGATGCAAACACAATGGATTTTTGTCAATTTACTCATGTTTTTTGCAGTGATGGTAAGGTTCATTCTAATTTTCAATCCACAATATTTCCTGTTTTGTACTTTGCATCTCTTGCTGTCCCAGAAATTACAGGAATGGTTAAGGCTAAAGCAAATATGACGCTACCGTTTAATGCGCCAATTGGCTCATACAACACTCCGCATATTGATTTGTTTGAGGAAAATATTTTGACCCTGATTTATTACGTTAATGATTCGGATGGGGACACATTGCTTTTTGAAGAAAAGCCCGAAGAATTTACTGGAACATTGACCGTAAAACAGTCTGTCACTCCTAAAAAAGGAAGAGCAGTTTTGTTTAATTCCAGAATAATTCATGCAGGGCAACTTCCTCGTGAATCCAAAAAACGGGTTTTGATAAATTTTAATTTTTTAATGACCCCTGCCGGAGTACAGAATTGATCCAATATCCCTCCTCTTTGCTGCAAATGCTTGTGTCGCCGCCATCAAAGAAGGTTGCGAGCTTTACAAGCAAGCAAAGACCTCTTTCATGGAGGTTAAGGCTACTGTCGATGAAGCTGTTGGGATCGGAAAAGAAATTTATGGTTTCTGGGGGGCGTTGGCAAAATTCTTTGGCGGTGCGCAAACTCCTGTCGCACCCAAGGCTGTGGCAAAAAAGAAAGACAAATACATCGCTGTTGACGAAACGCAGGTCATGGTTGGAGTTGTCAAAAATCTTACGGAATTCTTCAGAATCCAAGAGCAGTTAGCCGCCCACATCAGGGAGGAAGAAGAGAAGTCCAGAAACGTTTACGAGTCTGACCAGAACCAGATGGAAGCCGCATTGAAGCGGGTCATGGCGCAGGATCAGATGGCGGCGCTGGAGGTGACAATCAGGGAAACGATGGTGTATCAAAGTCCTCCCGAAATGGGTGCGCTGTACAGCAAGGTGTTTGAGATGCGGGATGTCATAGCCGCTGAACAAGAAACTGCCAGACTTGCACAGGAGCAACGGGATAGAAGACTGAAATGGCAACGTTACCAAAGGGAAAGAAACCAAAGCCTCAGAGCGGGAGCCGCAGTCCTAACCCTTATTCTTATCCTGTACCTGTGGATGTGGCTCCTGTGGTTGAAACAACTGAGGAGCTTGTGATGGGGATGGTGGGCTGGGTTTTGGCGGTGCTTCTGGTTGCGTTCATGCTGCCGCTGTTGGCTTTCATGTACCTTGATGTGTTGGAAGCAAAGCATGATGTCAAGCAGCAGCTTGAGAAGGTAGAGAAGCTGCGCCGGGAAGTTGATAGGAAGAATCGGAAAACTCCAGAGGAATTCAAGGACAACCCTCTTTTTGATCGAAGGAAAAAACATGAGTAAGCAACTTGAGAAAGATTCGGAGTACGACAAGTTTGACACCGACCATGATGGCGTGGTGACTGACGTTGAACTGTCTCGGTCTGAGCGCATGATTCAGATTGAAAACCTTGACAAGATGGCTGACCAACAAAGAGTTATGGCGTGGGCAGCTTTGGGCGCACCGCCTGTATTGATTGCATTCCTTGCGTCTACTTGGGTAACCTTAGAGAAGGTCAACGCATTGAGCGGTTTGACCACCACCTACTGCGCAGCGATGGGGACAATCGTGGTAGCGTTTATGGCAGCGCAAGCCTATGTGCGCGGTAAGGCAGAGGGGTAAACATGGAACAAACACTACGAGGCAAACTGACCTACAAGGTCACCCTGATGGTTGCTGCCACCCTTTGTATTGTGGTTTGCAGCATGGTGTTTACCCTAATGTTTGGATTGTTTGACGAAAAGGTGGACAACACCGAAATCTTTAAGCTCATCAGCCCTGCGTTCCAAACAGTGGTTGGCGGGTTTATTGGCTTGTTGGCTGGGATCAAGCTGTCCCATGATGATGAAGAAATCAATAAGCCATGAGTATCTTTAACCCATACATACTGCTCGCTGTTGTGCTTGCCATTGTTGGCAGCTTTGGCGGCGGATACTACAAAGGCTCAAAGGATGAGGTTACCCGTCAACAATTAGAGATTGCCGCTTTAAATGCAGCCGCCCGACAGAAAGAACAGGCGCTGCTGTCAGCCGTCACCACCCAAGCAACCAAACTTCAAAAGGCCAATCAAGATGCAAAAATTATTGCAAAAGAGCGTGATGCTGCTATTGCCTCTGGCGCTCTCAAGCTGCGGATTCCTATCCAAGCCCCCGTCTGCCCCGTACAAACCGCCGGAGATACCCCCGCTCCCGCCGGAGATAGCG